TTAGGGCGAAACTACTTGCAGGTAGGGTTTTACACGGAAATGCTGTTCCCTCAAAAGGGCGTGCGTTTTATCGCTGTCAACGACAATGTGGACAGCGCAAACGGCGGCATGGACAACGATTTTACCCCTCTGCGAAATCTGTTCAACGAATGGCTGGTGAGAGATACGAGCAAGAAAATCAAGGCAGTTAAGAGAGCAAAAGGCATGAGCGGCAAGCCCGTTACCAGCAAGCCGGTGTACGGCTACCTCATGGACGAGGACGAGAATTATATCGTTGACGAGGAAACCGCGCCGGTAGTCCGGCAGATATACCAGCTTTGCCTTGCCGGGAACGGTCCGACCAAGATAGCCCGTATGCTGACCGAGCAGGAAATCCCAACGCCGGGAACACTGGAATACCGCAGGACAGGCAGCACCCGCCGCTATCACCCCGGCTATGAGTGCAAATGGGCGACAAATACCGTTGTCCACCTGTTGGAAAACCGGGAGTACACCGGCTGTCTGGTAAACTTCAAGACGGAGAAGCCCTCTTACAAGACCAAGCACAGCGTAGAGAACCCCGTGGAGAAGCAGGCCATTTTCCCGAACCACCATGAGCCGATTATCGACACGGAAACATGGGAGCGCGTGCAGGAGTTACGCAAGCAGCGCAAACGCCCGAACCGCTATGACGAAGTGGGGCTGTTCTCCGGTATGCTGTTCTGCGCCGACTGCGGCCATGTGATGTACCAGCAGCGGTATCAGAACAAGAACCGCAAGCAGGACTGTTACATCTGCGGCAGCTACAAGAAGCGCACCCGCGACTGTACGGCGCACTTTATCCGCACCGACCTGTTGACCGCCGGTGTCCTCTCCAATCTCCGGCAAGTAACGGAATATGCCGCCAAGCATGAGAGCCGCTTTGTGAAGCTGCTTATCCAGCAGAACGAGATCGGCGGCAAGAGAAAGACCGCCGCAGCCACGAAGCAGCTTGAACAGGCGCAGGAGCGCATTTCCGAAGTGAGCCGCATTATCAAGCGGCTGTATGAGGACAATGTGAACGGCAAAATCAGCGACGAGCGTTTCATGGAACTGTCGGCAGACTATGAGCAGGAGCAGCGGGAACTGAAAGACCGCGCCGCCGCTTTGCAGGCCGAACTGGACAAGTCGCAGGCCGCCACCGTCAACGCGGAAAAGTTTATGGGTATCGTCCGAAAGCACCTTGCCTTTGAGGAATTGACCCCCACCCTCTTGCGGGAGATGATTGAGAAAATCGTCGTGCATGAGTGCAGCTATGACGAGAACGGCACCCGCAGGCAGGACATTGAGATTTATTACAGCTTTGTCGGCAAGATTGACTTGCCAGAATAACCGCCCGACCTATCCGACACAACGCGCGAGTGCCGGATAGGAACGGCAAAATTTTTTACACTTCTATTACTTCTTTATCGCACATCAGTAAACTCTTCGGGATTCATGGTTCCGTCCGCAATGGCCTGACGGATGTTCGGACCAAAGGAAAGGGATTTGGGGATGCGTTCTTCCGGGGGAAGTAAGGCAAAAAGTTCATCAGGAGTATGCCCTCGGTTGCATTGCATCCGCACATGGTTGTGAAAGGGGGTATAGACCTCGGCAAAATCGCCTACATCCACTTTGCGGCGGAACTCCACGCCAATCTCATCCAACCGGTTCAGCACATCCTCCAATCCGGCGTTCATGCAGTGGAGGCCATAGTAGATGTCTACGAAAACCGCTTCCATCTTGTCCTCCGGCACGGTGGTTTTGGTCAGGAGGAAGGTGCGGAATGCTTCCGCTTCTGGGGTGTTCTCCCAGTAGAAGGGATTGTCGTAGGCCAGAAGCTCCTTTTTGTCCGGCACATAGTAGGGTTTTCCCTGATGGCCCCGTAAGACCTCGTGATAGGGATCAAGATCCTCGTCGATCAGCTGCACGTCGATGACCTCATATTCCATCAGCTCCGTTTCGGGGCCGTCGTAATAGAGTTCAGACTTGCCGAGGATGTAGTAGTCCTCACACTCATGCCGCGCGATTTCGGCAAAGGCCAGAAACTCCTCCCTGGTTACAAGGGATTTATTCTGGGAGGCGATGATCCCATAGAGCTTGTGCAGGGGGATAATGCCGTACAGATTGGCGGCGGCATTAAAATACTTCCGCAGGAGCCGGGAAGTGGCGTCCTTCAGCGGGATCTCCCGATAGAGGGCGTTCAGTTTTCTTCGCCCGTATATCTCCGGCATCGGGATATAATAGGGTTCCTCTCTGCTCATTCCGCTTCCTCCACGATTCCAAAGTCAATGAGAATATTCTTGTCAGCATGGGTAGGATAGACAATGCCGGTCATCTCGTAGGCGTACCGCTTGGTCTTACGGAAATCCTTTGTCCGCTCCGGAGCGAAGGCGGCGGTCTCATACTTTTCGTATTCCGACAGACCGGCAAGGTCATCCGCAGCTGCCTTGATGAGTGCGTCGGTCACATCGTAGATGTCTTTTCCATACTCCACAGCCACCAGCTCGTGCTTCTTCACATCCTTGTCCAGATTCCCGAAGGAACGATACAGCAAATATTTCATCTTGATTTTCTCCTTTTCGCTTGTCCCGGCAAAACCATCTCGTTCATTTTAAGAAATCGCTTCGGTGTTCCTGTTCACGGAAGCGATACCCCCTCGTGTTCAGCTCTGAGACCTTGAGCGCCACCAAATTGATGTCCGAAGACATTGCCCGCGCAATCTGGCCCACATCGTAGCCGCCGTATATGTATTCCAGAATTTCCTCGTCTGGAAGGGCGATCTGTGCGGCAAACATATTTGCCTCGTATTCCATGCGCTTGTCTCTCATGTCAAAGATATTGAATTCCTGCAGTCCGCCGGCACGGATTGCATCTTTACGGTGGAGGCGGTCATGGCCGATCTCATGGAGCAGAACAATGTCGTGCATCACGGGGTCGAGATGTTTATTGATAAAGATATAGCGGTTTCGTTCAATGACCATGTATGCGCCTTTTTGACGGGAGAAATCACGAGACATGACGATCAGCCCCAGCTCCCTTGCGATCCGGTCAGCATTTCTCGTGCCGCATTGCCGCACAATACGGTTGGCTTTTTGAATGGCTTCCTCCGCTCGAATCAGCATAGTGGTATCACCCCTTCCGGGCAGAATGGTACTGTTTCAATATAACAGATGAAAAGTCCCATAGAGCGGGCTTACTTCGTTCCTTCCTGCTGTTTCAGATACTTTTGGGGCGTGTATTTCTTGTTTCGCTTCTTCGCATCGATATAGGCTTCCTGAATGGCAAGCATCATCTCATCCATATCTTCTTCTGCCATCTCGCCTCCGGAAAAGGCTACCCTTACTTCTTTTAGCAGTCGCTCGGCGCCCTTCTTGCCCCGATAGCCATATTGCTGCCCCGCCATTGCGATGAAATCGTCGCCCTCGTTGTGCAGATAGTCTGCATCGCAGCCGAGAATCCGGGCAAGAATGCCATACACCTCGCGGTTCTGGGGGTATGTGCTGCCCTTTTCATAGTTGGTGATCGTCTTGAGTCCTACTCCCGCCAGTTTCGCAAGTTCCGCCTGAGTAAGTCCCTTTTCCTTGCGCAGTACGCGGAGCTTTTCTCCGAACCTCATAGTATATCCTCCTACCTGTAAGCGTGATAATATGCAATCTATTTGCGTTTTCCGCCTAAAAGTGCTTGACACAAGCAATCCGTTTACATATAATGATAATACGCAATCGCTTTACGCATTTATTGTATATCGGTTTGCGTGTCCCGTCAAGAGTGCGCAGACCAAAATGTGATGTTCGTTTTCGTTTGGACTGAAATTGGTAACGGACACCGGGCAACGAGAAAGTTGCCGGTGCCCGTTATGTGTAGCAAGGAGTGAGAAACATGAGTGCACACTGCAGGAAAGCCTATGTCTCGGTCAATCTGGATGTGGATCAGGAGGGCGTATTCCATCCGCGCTTCATCCGGTGGAAAAACGGCCTAATTTTTCAGATCGATCAGGTACTCTATAAGTGCCGTGCCTCTTCCAAAAAGGTGGGTGGCGGCGGCATTCGCTATACGGTGCTGATCCGTGGCAGAGAATCCTATCTGTTTCAGGAGGGCAGCAAGTGGTTTGTTGAAGCAAAGGAGACCTAACGATGATCTTATCCCAGAAGAAAATCGAAGAAATTGCAGTAGCCGTAACCAAGGATTTCAATGAGTTCTTTTTCGGCAGCGAAACCAAGGACATCCGACGAATGGCACGAGGGACACCGATTGACCAGTTCGCCAAGGAATACCTTGGCTTGGAAGTGTCGTTTGCCCATCTTTCCCCGGATGGAAGCATCTGTGGTCTGACCGCCTATGCGGATACCGAGTATATCACGGAAGAGATGGGCGTGAAGCGAACCATCCCACTCAGGAAAAATCAAATTCTGATGGACACCAGCTTTATTCAACCCGGACAAGTCCAAAAGCTCTGCGGCAAGAGACGCTTTACCCTTGCCCATGAGTGCGCACATCAGATTTTGTTCCAGATGGAAAGTGAAACTGCGCAGTCAGCCTATGCAAAGAAATACTCGGCACGGACAGTGTATTCGCTCCGCGACTTAAAGACTCGCGAGGACTGGAATGAATGGCAGGCTAATGTCCTTGGCGCGGCCATCCTTATGCCGCAAAAAGAAATTGATCTTGCCATGTGGTATTTTGCCGGTGGCAAGAAGTTAATCAATTACGAGGGGGTGTTCGCATATCGTGACAAGTTATCACTGTCTCTTTTGTGTAGGCAGTTTGCCGTGTCGAAGTCGGCGGCTGTAATCCGGCTGAGACATCTCGGTTACATTGAGGATCGTCCGTACCGGGAATATTCAGATCCCTTGGAGGTGTGGGCATGAAAAAGAATATCCGCATCTCTGAGCCGTCTGAGGAAATGATGGAGAAGATCCGAAAAGCGCGTCATGCCATCGCAAACCAAAAAACAAGGATGGTGAAATGTCCCTTCTGTGGACACAATTCAATCGCTGTATTTGAGGACACCAGAGGCCATGTCCAAGCAAAGTGCAAACGCTGTGGACAGGAGACCGTCTTTAATGTCCTCAGTATGAGACGGTTAAAACTTCGCTTTTATCAAGACCGATAAGGGCAGAGATTAACAAATAAATATTGATAGCTGTGCTGTGGAGCCGCTGACTGGTGAGTCTTCCTAATGCCGCATGATCAGATGTTTCCAAAATGGAAACACCTGATTTATCGGTATGGAATTACACGCTCACCGTCATGCGGCTCTTTTTGTTGCCTCGTCATTCCGCTGCTTCGCACCAGCGGAAAGGACGAAGCAATGAAAGGAATCCCGAAAACCCCAGTCGAGTTCGACTATGACCTCTGGACAACGGAGGACGGCAAGTGCATGGTGCGGATCAAGGCTACTGGCGAGGTAACAGAGGTGGAGCGCACTGTGATGCAGGTGTTGCGTTCGGAGGAAAAGCGGTTCCGTCGAGCAATGTCACTGGATCAGGAAGCGGATAGAGACGGCATATCCAAACCAACGATTCTATCGCTGGATGTGCTCCCTGAAGATGTGACAGACTCCAACTGGTTGGCTGATACGGTCGATTACACAGAAGAAATCTCCACGAAGCTGCTGGAACAAAGACTGCGAGAGAGCCTGACTCCTACCCAATATGGAATTTACCAGGCTTGCATTCTGAATGGGATCAGTTACAAGGCTTATGCGGATCAAATGGGAGTCAGTTATCAGAGCGTCCAGAATGCAATCCGACTCATTCAGAAAAAAGCGAAAAATATTTTTGGGTGATGGTTGTGATTTGCTGAAAAAATGTCCGTTGTAAAGTGAAGGGGTTCTTCGGACGCCTTCATTGAACCTTTTCAACTGAATATCCGGCAGCTAAATAACATCAGCGGATGAGCGAGCGATGCGGACGGTGCGCGATGACCACCTGTAGGGGAGAAAGGGGCAAAGCCCTCTTTCTCTTCTATCAATGACGGCCAATAAGGTGCCCAGCGGGTCCACCGATCCAAAAGCAGGCGTGGCAGTCTGTTTCGTCAAGACCTCATCCGCCTACAATGGTACCCCTGCCCAGCCACAGTCTCAAGCAATGGGGGCAGCTCGGAGAGATCCTCGGAGGGGTTCGATTCCCGGAGTGCGGCGCCCGCCGCAGTTTAGATGTCCGCCCTGGCCTGGGGAAGTAGTGTCGAATACAGGCAAAATAAAGACATTCAATTGTCTTGATATCAGAAGCAATGGGGGTCGCCCATCATGTAGTAGGAAAGCCGAGGCTTCCACAACCAAAGCGGGTGACCCCTATTTTTGTGGTATCAATTCATATTCATCATTGGGAGGGATCGCACCATGATCACTATGTCGCAGACCAAGAGTGCCAATTATCTGTTTATCGTAGCCGTGCTGAAGTCGATGCGAGAAGGTGGCGTGATTACTCTGGCCGAGTACGAGCGAGCAAAGCGCTACTACCAGAAACTCACCGGCTCCGATCTCGTCATCGCAGATTAAGAGGTTAGAGTCAAACCGCCCAAAATGATGCAAACAAGGCATCGTGTCATGTTGACTATGTAGATTTTGACATTCCAACGGTTCTTTCAATAGACTTTGTCTTGTCGTTGAATATAATGTTGCTTGAACCGGAAAAGTGGATTGTACCAAAATGTAGTACAATCCAAAATTCAGCCAGAAAGGGGATTCTGCTGATGCCGCAGGTCAAACTCATCTCGCCCATCACCAGGCAGGGAATCCGCAAAGTTCGAGTCGCCGCCTATTGCCGGGTATCTTCCAATTCGGCTGATCAGCAGAACTCCTACGCCAACCAGATCCGGGTCTATACCAGCCTCATTCAGAGGAAAAAAGAGTGGGAACTGGTGGAAATATTCGCTGACGAAGGGCTCTCTGGCATGAACGCACAGAACCGCACCGAATTCCAGCGAATGATCAAGATGTGCGAACAGCACCAAATTGACCTGATCGTCACCAAATCCGTCTCCCGCTTCGCCCGAAACGCCAAGGAGTCTCTGGAATATGTCCGGAAGCTGAAATTGCTCGGCGTGGGGGTGCAGTTTGAGAAAGAGGGAATCTACACTCTGGCCCTCGGAGATGAGATGCTGCTCAATACCTTCTCTGCCATCGCACAGGAGGAGTCTAAGGCAATTTCCCAGAACCAGCGGCTTTCCATCGTGAAGCGGATGCAGTCTGGGGAATATGTGGACAGCAACGCTCCTTACGGCTTCCGGCTGGTGGATAAGGCGCTGGTGGTCTATGAACCGGAGGCGGCCATCGTCCGCATGATGTTCGAAAACTACCTGAGCGGCCAGTCTACATCGGAGATCGCCCGGGATCTCAACAGCCGCGGCATCAAAACCAAAACCGGGAAATCCACCTGGCGCTCCACCAAGGTGGCATACATCCTTGGAAATGAGCGGTATTGCGGCGATTGCAAATATCAGAAAACCTACCGCGACACCACAGTCCCCTTCAAACAGTTCCGAAATCGAGGTCAGGAGGATATGTTCTACGCCTCCATGACCCACGCTCCTCTTATTGACCGAGATACCTTTGACAAGGTCCAGCTCCTCTTGAAAAAGCGTCAGGATATCTTTGGGAAATCCACAACGCAAAATATCTACCCTCTTACGAGCCGCATTCAGTGTTCTGAGTGCGGCTCGTATTTTCGCAGGAGGCAGGTTTCCGGGGCAGTAAAGTGGGGATGCTCCAAACACATTCAGGATCGTACCCAGTGCAGCTCAAACTACTACAGCGAGGAGAGAATCTACGATGCCTTCGTCGCCATGGTCAATAAGCTTCGGTTTTCTGAATACGACATCATGGGTCAGACGCTACTCCGTCTGGAATCCGCCGAGCTGAAGCGAAAGCAGAAAAACACGGCCGCAAGGGAGCTCAGCCGGAACATTGCAGATCTGAACGCCAAGTTGGTGATGGTGGAGCAGCTCCATGCAAAGGGATACCTCAAAGATGAGGTCCACAAAGCTCAGGTGCGGGAGATTAACGACCAACTGCGCCAGCTCAAGCGGGAGCGCCAATGTGAATTCTCCTCGGGCATTACCCATATGATAGAGGAACTGACGCGGCTGAAAAAGCTGCTGGAAGAGCTCGAGGAACCACTGGACCGCTTCGATGAGAAGCTGTTTACTGAGATCGTTCAGGCCATCAGTATCAGCCACCGAGATGAAATGACAGTCACCCTCATCGGCGGGCTGAGATTCACTGAAATGCTCTGACAGAGAGGAACCTCGCCATGAAAAAGATACGCTATATCCCATACGGTTACACCATGAGAAATGGGAGGACAGTCATCGCACAGGATGAAGCTGCGGTCATCCGTGAGATATTCAGCGCCTACATCAACGGCGCATCCCTCCAAAGTATTGCCGAGCTGCTGACTGAGAGGAAGATCCCCTACAGTGAGAGAACGGATGTGTGGGATAAAGCTCGTATCGCACGAATCATCGGAAACGCCAAATACATTGGCGATGGGGAATATGACCCGATCATTGAGGAAGAGCAGTATGAGGAAGCGGCTGCCGTGAAAACAGCCCGCCAGCGGAACACCTTCGAAAAAAATCTGGAGGGGCTCGACCTGCTTCGGGATTTGGTCCGATGTGCGGAGTGCGGCGCTCCTATGCGGCGAAGGGTGAGCAGCAAGCACCGGATTCGCGAGAGTTGGGATTGCACCGATCCTGATTGCGGTCAGCGCATCCGGATCTCCGATACACACCTATTGGAAAAGGTGACAATCCTGATGAACCGCATCATCGCCAATAGCTATCTGCTCATCCCCCGCCCCAAAAAGCGAAAAGAGCTGTCGGCGGAAGCCCAGCGGATCAACCGGGAAATTGATGCCGAGCTGGAGCGGGATGACCCCAGCGATGCACTGATTATCGTCAAAACAATCGAAATGGCAGAGCGGCTCTATGCTGAGAGCGATACCCATCTGCAGATCGCCGCATCCATCGCCCGAAAGCGGGTAAGTCTGATGACTCCCCAGGAGGAATTCAGCCCGGCTTACTTTTGTGACATCGCCGCCTACCTGACGCTTGGCAGCGGAGGAAAGGTGATCCTACATACCAAGACCGATGTCGAGATCGGAGATGAGGAAAATGAATGTAACCAAGATACCCAAGAAAACAATATCGGTTATTGAGCCAAAACGCTCTCTGATCGTCAACAGGGAGCAGTATCATCAGCGGCGGGTTGCTGCCTACTGCCGGGTATCCACCGACAGCGAGGAGCAGCTCACATCCTATACCAACCAGAAAAAGGTATATACCGAGATGATTGCCGCTAAGCCCGAATGGGAGTTCGCCGGACTCTACGCAGATGAGGGCATCTCCGGGACACGTGCAGATAAGCGCCCCCAGTTCCAGAAGATGATCAACGACTGCTTGTCTGGGAAAATCGACTATATCATCACGAAATCCGTTTCCCGCTTCGCCCGTAATACAGTGGACTGCCTGGACCATGTCCGAATGCTCAGGGCAAGAGGGATTGGCATCTACTTCGAGGAGCAAAATATAGACACACTGCAAATCGACAGCGAACTCTATCTGGTCATCTACGCAGGGTTCGCACAGTCCGAATCCGAAAGCATCAGCAAGAATGTCACCTGGACTTTTCGTAAGCGATTTCAGGAGGGCAAGCCCATATTCAACTATAAGTGCCTCCTGGGATACCGCAAGGGTGCAGACGGAGAACCGGAGATCGTCCCGGAGGAGGCATCCATCGTGGAGAGGATCTTCAATATGTACCTGTCAGGTGAAACCATCAACCGGATCTCAACCAAACTCAGAGAAGAAAATCTCCAGATACCAGGAAAACGATTTTCCTTCTCTGCGAGTATGATTAAGGGTATTCTCCGGAATGAACGATACTGCGGGGACAGCATCCTTCAAAAGACGGTCACAATTGACTGTATTGGCAAGGTTCGCCGCAAAAACACGGGTGAGGCACCCATGTACTATGTACAGAATAGCCATGTTGGTATCATCAGCCGAGAGCTCTTTCACAAAACGCAGGAAGAACTCGCCAGGCGGATGAGCCGGGAGCCAAATTCCACCAAAACGGCTACCACAGCCACCGGAAAATACTCCCGGTACGCACTATCCAATGTGATGATCTGCGCCGAATGCGGAAGTCGATATAAGCGCGTGACCTGGACATCCCGAGGAAAAAAGCGAGTTGTCTGGCGCTGCATCAGCCGCTTAGACTATGGAAAGCGCTACTGCAAAACCTCGCTCACGGTAGATGAGACCGCCCTCCACGCCGCTATTGTTCGGGCAATCAACCGATTCAACGAGGAAGACGAGTCCACTTATATGGCACTCATGCGGGCAACCATTGGTGAAGCAATCGGTCTAACCGGAGGCACAGATGAGATCGACCTGCTCCGGCGGAAAATAGATGGGCTGAATCGGAAAATGGTATCTCTTATCAATGAGAGCGTGGAAAGCGGAGAGGGTATCGAGAGTCACGAAGCTGAATTCAAAGAACTTTCCGATACCATTGAACTCCTGCAAGGACGGATTCAGAAACTCGAAGAAGCACTTGCTTCCGATCAGGTGAATGACAGCCGAATCCTTAAACTACAGCAGATCATCGCCGACCGAGCATCCAAAAAGATGGAGTACGACGATACCATCGTCCACCAAATGATTGAGTGTGTGAAGGTGTATCCCGACGGGAGACTGGACATTATCTTCGGAGGAGGGTACCTTATCGAAGAACGCCCGGAAAAAGAAAGTTGATAACTTCAAATATAATTGACATAATCGCCGAAATAATATAGTATAATTTATGTTAGGAGGCGATTGTGCATGGCAAAAAAAGCTGCGGTCATCATGCCGCAAACACGGGAGATCCTGGCACAGATGGGTGAGCAGATCCGCCTGGCCCGCCTGCGCAGGAAGTTGAGCCTGGAATTGGTAGCAGAGCGTGCCGGGATCAGCCGAGCCACTCTGATATCCATTGAGAAAGGCACCCCTACGGTATCCATCGGCTCCTATGCCGCTGTGCTGCACGCATTAAACAATATGGACAGCGACCTGCTGCTTATTGCAAAAGATGATGAATTCGGCAGGAAGCTACAAGATCTGGCGCTGCCCACCAGACGGCGGGCACCCAAGAAAGGAGAGTAGCCCATGGCGCAGTACGAAAAGACCATCTATGTATATGAAAATTGGCGTGGAGAGGCACCCACTCTGCTGGGGCGGCTGCGCTGCGGCTTCGTCCGCGGACAGGAAACCTTTTCCTTTGAGTATGATCCAGCCTGGCTGTCATCCGCCGAGAGTTCCTTCTCTCTGGACCCGGATCTGGCTCTTTACCGCGGGCGGCAGTATGTGCCGCTGAACAAGCAGCTCTTTGGCCTGTTTTCCGACTCCTGTCCGGATCGCTGGGGGCGTCTGCTGATGAAGCGCAAGGAGGCCATCGACGCTCGCAAAGAGGACCGCAAGCCCCGTAAGCTCACCGAGAGCGACTTCCTGTTGGGGGTCTACGATGAATCCCGTATGGGTGCGCTGCGGTTCAGCTTGGAAGAAGGGGGCGAATTTCTTTCGAACGATAAAGCGTTTGCGACGCCTCCATGGGTAAACCTTCGGACGCTGGAAAACGCCTCTATCGCTTTCGAGAGCGATGAGAGCGGCCTGAATGAAAAATGGCTGCGTGAACTTCTGGCCCCCGGCTCCTCCTTGGGAGGCGCAAGACCCAAAGCGACGGTGCAGGCCACGGATGGCGCCTTGTGGATCGCCAAGTTCCCTTCCAAGCATGATGAATATAACAGCGGCGCATGGGAGAAGGTCGTCCATGACCTGGCACGGCTCTGCGGGCTGGATGTTCCGGAATCCAAATTGGAGACATTCTCCAAGACCGGCAGCACCTTTCTTGTCAAGCGATTTGACCGAAACGGCAGCCGTCGCATCCACTTCGCCTCCGCCATGACCCTGCTGGGCAAGACCGATGGAGCCTCGGCAGCGGACGGAAGCAGCTATCTGGATCTGGCGGCGTTCATCCGGGCCAACGGGGCATCACCCCGGCAGGATCTGGCCGAGCTGTGGAAGCGGATCGTGTTCAGCATGGCGGTATCCAATACTGACGACCACCTGCGCAACCATGGTTTTCTTCTGACACCCACCGGCTGGCGGCTGGCCCCTCTCTATGATGTGAACCCAGTCCCCTCGGGGGACCGGCTTTCCCTCAATGTGAGTGAGTATGATAACACCATTGACTTGGAACTGGCTCTGGAAGTAGCCGATTATTTCGGCCTTGCCCCGCAGGAAGCGGAACAGGCTGCAGAGGAGGTCTGCAAAACAGTATCCGGACACTGGGAACGGCTGGCCGGACAGTATGGTCTCAGCCGGGGAGCGATAGAGTATATGCGCCCCGCCTTTTCCCTTCCATGATAAGATCACAAACGGACGATTCCTGGTGGAACCGTCCGTTTGCTTATTCTTTGGCGGCTCCCTCAAAAGAGTCCCCGCCCTCATCCTCGTCCATATCCGTATCAATGTCCAGTCCTTCATTGTTCCCCACATTCTTCTCGTAGAGCTTGGTCCATTTGAGCGGATATTTGCATTTGCGGTTATAGGCCAGAAGCATCGCCTCAGCATAGCCCATAGAACCGGGGCGTCGTTCCTTGGCTGTTCTCGAAAGCAGCTTGACCGACATTTCCCCTACTTTTTCCTTGAAGGTCTCATCTTTCAGGGCATCGCCGAATGTGTAGACCAATCTGGCGATTCCGTTGAGCATATTGGCGGACAGCGAATTCATATCGCCCTCCCATGTGCCTACGCAGAGTCTGAGTGTTCGATCAAGTACGTGGTAACCGAACCGCTCATATATATTTTCAAGCGTAGAGACAGCACAGACAACGCCATAGTTTCTGACCTGGCCAATGGAAAGAGAATAAGACTCTACCAGATCTTTGATCATAAGCTGCTCCTGATTCCCGGCTTCCACATTTGCCATAAACACTTCATAGGGACGGAGCGGTTTGACAAACTTCATCTGGTTGGCGAAGATATCTGCCTCGTGCTCGTAGTTCAGATCATCGTATATCATGCACCAGACTGGCGTTTCACGAGAGCCAGAGGCCAGGGCGACGATCTCCACCGTGTGCTGGCCATTGAAGACATAGTTGACCCCATTTCGACGGCTCACCTTCACAGGGTTGATCTGATACAGATCAAAGTGTGCCGCAGCATTCAGCACATGCTGTTCGGAAATATTCCTCTGGTACTCCTGATTGGATACGAGGTTCTTGATGGGAATCTGTTCGAAGTGAACATTGGGAACAAACATACTATAATCTTCCATTAGGATTCCCCCTCAATTGCATTGAGCATTTCCTGGATTTTTCCTTCTAATTCAGTCAACGCCGCCAAGAGGTTTTGTCTGGCAGCAGGTGAGATTGCTTCCAAATGTGCCATGGACTTTGTCCGGTCGATGGAGCTCATCCAGGAGGGGATCGTAAGAGTAAGTCCAGCAACTTCCGCATCCGGGTCATAGGCGGGCATCGTCTTGATTGCCGGCTGCTCTGCCGCCGCTGTGCCGGGCTTGGCAGAAGCGTCGGAATAAAGGCATCGTCTCGATTCACTGTAACGAGCGAAAGCATAGGGATTTTTTCCGATTTTTTTACTAAGTGCTCTCAATTCTTCGGGTTCCATTTCTGATAGAGCAACGATATTTTCGAAAGAAATCTTATATGCCCCGGAAAGAATGTGCGGAACAAGCTCAGGAGCATTTTGTTCAATGGTATCTAATGCTGCACTGTATTTCGCATATTTCTGTACGGTTGCGCCGGACACATGATACTTCCTTCCCAGCCGGGCTGCTGTTCGCCGGCCGCTCTCTTCATCTATTGGGCGGCCTCTCCCCACAGCAATGTTGGGGTTCGGACGGTACTGATTATAGCCATTCCTATTTCGCTGTACTTTCTTTTCCACTTCATATTGTTTCCCAATCAGATATTTCCTGGTTTCTTCTGAGATGTTGCGTCGTCCGAGTTGGTTCGCACAGATCCAGGCGATGGCAGCATCTCTGCTTGGAAAATCCAGCTCCTTGACTCCATAAGGAATGCGCATTTTATTGCATATTTCATAGCGATTATGACCGTCGATGATGGTATCATTCCATGCGATGATATCTTCCCGGCATCCTTCCACGACCAGATTCAGCTCCAGCTGCCGGTATTCCTCCCGGCGAAGTGGACGAATCAAGTTTTTGAATTCCGGATCGATGTTAAGCTGCCTAAATGCTTTCTCTGTCATGTAGCCTCCTGCGTTCCAGCTGTTTGACGGTTTTGAGGGAAAAATATGCGACCCGGTTGACTTGATCGATCTCACCGGTCAGCTGGTAATTAAATCTCAGGTCAAAGCCACCCAGCAGTTCGGAAAAGTTTTTGATAAGGATCGTACTATAGAATTCTATAGACTGCTGGGATGTACTTGACATCCGAACCTTGTTTGCGGTCCCGCCTGAAATAGGTTTGTCCGATCCGAGAACGGCGATATACAGTTCTTCAGGGTTTACCAGGAATTGCACATACGCAGGATTCTTCAAGAGACGAATCGTTTGCCGGTGGATTCGAATCCGGTTTCGCGCAGGGTCCAGCGTTAAGTAAGCCTGCAATTGATTTTCATGATTCATGTCCTTGTCCTCCCAAAACGGACTTACTACCAGTATCAGAGGCAGCCTCGTCTGACTGCTCTGATGCAGCAGGAGCGATGTTATCGCGCAACCCATATACAGCATATCCTTCAAAAATGTCTACCTGCATAGATTTCTGGTGTTCCCGGAACGGGAGTCCAAACTGCGTCTTCCAGCCCTCCGGAAACACGGGAGTTCGAGAAGACTTGGGCTTCTGGCCGTCTTTTTGCACCCGCTGATACACTTCGGTCGCTGTGAGATCAAATGCGATGAGCCACTCATCCCTGGCATGGATTATCCGCCCGAGGAGCTTATATCGATAGTCCAGATTCCAGCCCATCAGTGAAAACACTTTGGCGAAAAAAATCTTGCAGGTGATCTGTTTCGGTTTGCGTCTGCCGGAGCCGTTGGTGCACCAGGCGCAGGCATCCCGATCTTCCGCCCGACAGGGACGGATCGCCAAGATCCTGCTCTCCTGATTGACCAATACCTGCACATAATCAACTTGTGGGAAGCGGTTCAGGCAGGCGGTATTTACATAAAATTTGTAATTGTTGAACGTTACAGACGGCTCATTAATATGGGCGAAGAACTCACGGCGTACCACTTGGTAGCCATCGTAGTTAAAGTCACCGGCCATCTCCAGAACCTCATCACTACTGCTGTTTGCGGGAGAAACTGCCGGTTCCGCTTTTTCTAATTCAGCAGACGGAACAATATCCAAATGCCCGTCCTCCAGGGAACGAAGCATTCCGGCGATTACGCCGCCGGTATTTTCCCGACTTTCTTCAAACATTTAGGATTCCTCCTTCCCGCGCTGACCGAGTTCCTGACAGATATAGTCACGCAGCACGTCAAATCCTGTCACGCGGAGTTTCTGTCCGGTTTCATACAACTGGCCCTCCATGCGGATTTTCCAGTCTTCCTCACTCTGATCGCAGACGGGCGGGAAAGACTGTTGGTGGAGGTAATATTGCTTGCCAAAAGAGCCGATCCACTCCTCCGGGACTGCCCGCACCCGTTTGCCGGAGACAGAAAGGGGCTGTACAGGCTCCTTCGCCTGTTCCGTGCTTTTTGAACCGGAAAGCAGGTACGATTTAATAAACGCTTCCGCATCATTGACATCAAAAATATACGCAGATTCAGTTTCGGTTTGAAACAGCGCTCCGGCGATCCGGTATTTTAAATCCGGACTCCAGCCGAATAACTGAAAAAGCGTTTCTACATAGGCCGCACCGGCGATATCCCTGGGCTGATACTTTCCGTCTGACAGCTTGGAAAACACGACTGCGTTGCGGCTGCTCTTCGCCGCTGTACGGACGGCGAACTTCATCTCCACAGGGTTGACCAGCAGCTCCACATGGTTGTCTTTCCCAAAAGACCGAACACATGTGGTGCTGAACTTGATCCTCTTATCTTGAAACAGTACGTAGGGACGGTGATAATTATCAAAGAATTCACTGCGGGCGATTTCAAAGCCTCTCATATCAAAATCTCCCGGAACCAATGTGATGCTCGAGGGCAGGGATGCATCCGCCTGCTGCTCATCGGGCGGATGGATACTGGCGGACGCTTGGTAATAATCCGCCGGCTTAAATCCAGCCCAGCGGGGATTGATGGTCACGAACCCTCTGAGCAGGCCGCTGTCGATCACCCGCAGCTCCGGGAGGATGGAGCGGTTGCCATACTTGGAGTTGTTCAGAAGATGCTGAACCGCAATAAAATCATCTCTGGAAACAATACCCTCGTGGTGGTTCCGGTAAAGGCTCTGGGGTCTGTCCCCCCGATTCTTTCTGGCCTTGTGGTTCAGATAGTTAGGGGTGAAGGTCTTCCGGGTCAGTACATCCCCGCAATGCCGCTCATTGCGAAGGACCTGGACAATGGAGTTGGATGTCCACTTGACATTCCCCAGATAAGTCTTCCTGCCCAACTCGGTGAGCGCCACCGCAATGTCGGAGGTGGAATATCCGTACAGATACATATAGAAGATGAGTTTTACCGTGGGGGCTTCATCCGGGTTGACGACCAGGTTTCCATCTGCGTCGTGAGAATACCCCAGCAGTTTGGGCGTCAATGGCAGACCTCCGTCCAGCCGCATCCGCAAGGAGGTTTCCATGCTCCGGCTGCGGATGTGGGACTCCTCCTGAGCCATGGTGGCCTGAAACGAAAGCGCCATCTGGGAATCGTCTTTGAGGGAGAAGATACATTCGCTCTCAAAGAACACCCCGACGGGACTGGGCAGCTCCGCAAGCATACGAACCACGCTGATACAGTCCACCACATTCCGGGCAAAGCGAGACACGCTTTTGGTGATGATCATATCGATTTTTCCGCTGCGGCAATCGGCGATCATGCTGTTGAACTCGTCCCGATGAGCCAGAGAAGTCCCACTGATCCCCTCATCCGCATAGATTTTGACCAATGTCCAGTTGGGATGATGCACAACAAAATCCTCATAGTATTTCTTTTGCAGCTCATAGGAGGAAGTCTGCTGGACATTGTCTGTGGAAACACGGGCATACACGGCGACCCGCTGCCTTATATCGTTGTCGTAATAGTCGATGGGCTTTTTGGCCGGAATGAATTCATAGTTCTCCGGGTCAACTTTTGTGTTGATACGCCGGCGGACCCGTTCTTTCCGTTCCGCAAGCTGTTTGCGTGTGGACTTGTCAATCATGTAGCATTTCCCTCCGGGGTTCGTCATCAGGGAGTATCTTCCAACCGGGATCTGGCAAAAAGTACGGGTCGTGTAGATCCTCCTGGTAATAGGAAGCCAGCGTATAAATATCCTCCGAAACGAAGTAAACGCCCACTGGCTTTGAGAGTGCTGCCAAGAGGCGCGTACAGAAAGAGAGCTCGGAGAGCTTCTTCGAGATATTGCTTGCTTTCTGGGTAATGATCAGATCGACCTTTTCCTCGTAGCAGTCTTGAAGGAGCCTTGACCACTCCGGGGCGCTCTCCATATTGGGCGCAGTGCTGCCCTCGTCCACATAGAAACCGGCAAACTTCCAGTTTGGGCAGAGAGCCAGTGTATCAAGAAATTGCTTTTTATGAGCTGAGAGATAGTCCTCATAGCGGGTCTGGTTAAAGTAGCGGATGTATACCGCCACACGGTAATGTGTTTTGGGAAGCGGGCGTTCCCGCTTGATTTCCTTTAACCAGGCACGATGTTCCGCTAAAAGGGTGTTTCGTTCCGTCTCCCTCTCCAGCAGGAAATCAAATGAGGGCATAACTTCCTGCTCTGACTCTCTATTTTGAACGGCCAGATCTGACATATTTGCTCCCCCTGTGTTATTTCTCTTCCAGGCCATTATATAATCTGCAGACTAATAACAAAATCGACCAGAAGTCAACACCTTGACTTCTGGTCGATAGATGAGAAAAAAAGAAGCGAGCCGACAATTCCAGCTCGCAATTTTTCAGGTATTGTCATCCCGTCTGGCCATAGTGGATTTCAACTCACGAACGATCTTCAGGATGGAATCCAGCTCCTTGGGAGAGCAGTCGGCCAGCAGCTCGTCAAACTCGCTCTGGT